GGGCGGTGATGATGATGCGGCCGGTGGCGGCGTTGGTGGCGGCGTTGTAGTTCTGCACGGCGGTGCCGCCGACTTGCTCGAGGTGGCCGGCAGGCGAGAGCGCATGGCGGAAACGGGAGAGCAGGCCGACGGATTCCTCGTCATCGGCCGAGAAACCGAAGATGTATTCGATGGCCTCCGGGTTGGCGGCGGCATCGAGCCAGCGTTTGCGGGTCTGTGCGGCTTGTTGGGCGCGGGCGCGGGTCGGGTGGCAAACGCTGATTGAGTATTTGTGCGCGGCAATGCGGGCGGTTTCGATTTTGTCGGCCTTTTCGATCTGGCCGGCCATGCGGAGCCATTGCGTCCAGAGGGTCTCCCCTGCCCAGCCATAGAGGCCGTCGCGGTGGGTCCATGGTTTATCAACGGGGCGCGGCAGGGCCATCATGCTGCGGAGGTAGGCTTCGGCCGCGACCATGTCGCCGAGGTCGAGGTGCATGGCGCCGAGTAGGGCCAACGCCTCGCGGCGGTTGGGCTGGGTGCGGTAGGCCGAATGCAGCGCGGTGAGCATGGCTTTGTATTCGGCGGAGTCGGTCTCGAGGATAGGCGGGCGGGCCAGCTCGCAGATGTTGAGGCAGAGTTCGTAGCGTTCGGTCGGGGCCAGCTCGGGGTGCGCCAGGCATTCTTTGGCCAGTGCCATGGCCTCGTTCTTTCGGCCGTGGCCCATGTATTCGCCGTGCAAGTGATAAGTCTCAGCTAGGCTGCGCTCGGCGGCCGGGATGCTTTCGAGGATGGTGACGTTGCGGTTGGCGCCCTGCTTTGGCTCATCGTCGGGGAGATGGACCACGACCGGCGCATCGCAGCGGGCGATCTTGGCGTCGGCGTCGAGTTGGAAGTTCTCGTGGATGCGATTAACCCACTTGCCCTTGTCGCGGCGGACGAGGCGCTCGCGGATGTTGTGGGCGATGCCTCGGCCGGCCACGTCGTGGTAAAGGGCGAAGGCGTCGAAGTCGGCGCCGAACTTGGTGAGCAGCTCGTGGAGAGCCTGGGCGAAGTCGGGGCCGGGCGTATCGTCGGCATCGACCCAGAGCGCCCAGGGCTTGGTGGCCAAGTCGAAGGAGGCTTGCCGGGCGGCGCCGAAGTCATCGACGTGGGGCCAATCGTTCTTGGGGTCGTTAACGTAGACGCCCATTTTGGCACCGTGTTTCTGGCAGACGCGGGCGACCTCAAGGTCGGGCGGCGTGTTGCCGTGGGCGTGGACGACGCACAGTTCGCTGACGACGGGGTCGAATTGAGTAAGGCAGCGATCCAAGCGCAGGGGTTCGTTGCCGACGATGACGCAAAGCGCGATTTGCTCGCGCGGGCTTGGGTTCTCCATCTCGGGCGGAGCGCCTTTGTCAACAAACGAAAACCCCGGGCGGATGCCCGGGGCTTCGTGTTGCGGTTGTGAGTGGAGAAACTACGCTCCGAGAGCCAGCTTCGCGGCACCCGTGATCGCGCGGGACGCGCCGAACACGCACTCGAAGGAAACGTAGTGTTTGCCGGTCGAGGGGTTGTAGTGGCGGCGGTAGCCGAGGGTCAGGCCGCTCTGCGGATCGTTGACCACGGTGGCGGCCAAATATTCGCTGGGAGCCTGCGGCTCGAGGGCGCGGACAGCGATGGCGGCGGCGTTCGGGTGAACGGCCATGGCAGCCAGGCTGATGCTGTTGGTCGGGAGAATCAGACTTTCGTATGCATTCATCCCCAAAATGCGGGGCACGCGGCCTTCGGCGATCACGTCGCGGGAACCAAAGGCGCTGGCATCCAACAGGCCCGACTGCGACAGAAGGCTGTCGTAGAGGTTGGTGTTGAGGATGAGCGCGCGGCCCGTGACGGGCACCTTCTCGTCGGACAGCGCCTTGCGGAGCGCCCTCGCGTTCGTGATGGTGAACGCGGAGAGGTTGGTCAGCGTGGCGCTGAACTGCGCGGCGCTGCCGGCCGTGGTGACGAACAGGTTGTAGAACGAGGTCAGCACCGACTGCGCGAGAGCCTTGCCCTGCTGGGTGGCGAACTTGGTGATCTCGGCAACCGAAGACTTGGAGTATTCGGTGTCGGACAGCGAAACCGTCACGATGCGATGGGTATCGACGTTGATCGTGACCTTGTTCATCGTGCCGCCGTCTGCCTCGTAGGAGTCAGCGAAGGTGGTCGCGGTGAGGTTGGCGATGAGCGGGACTTCGACCGATGCGCCACGACGCACGACTTCGTTGGAATACGAGGTCGTGAAGATGGACAACGGCTCCAGATCCGCAGTGAAAGACTCGAGCGCCGCTTGGGCGATGAGCTTGTCGTTGAGGGCTGAGTTGATGGTAGCCATAAAAGTTAGGTGTTAGAGGACGTAGGTGGAAAAGATTTCGCGTTTGTGCGCGCGGTAAAACTCGGTGGCGGCAGCACCCTCGAGGGCGGCAAACTTTTGCGCGGCGGTCAGTTCCGGCTCGGGAGCGACGACAGCCACGGAGTCAATGCCAACAGAAGCGACGATTGCCGCAGCCTGCTCACCAGCACTTTTGGACGCGGCGAGCAGTTCGTTGATTTGCTCGTCCTTGCTGGCGCTCTCGGCGGTGAGGCGTTCGACTTCGGCCTTGAGGGTTTCGATTTCCTTGGCCGTCACTTCGTCGGCTTGCGCGCGGACGGTGTCGGCTTCGACTTTGGCGTTGAGTTCGGCCTGGAGGGCGTCAACCTTCGCTTGAAGTTCGGCGTTCATATTATCCTCGGAGGAGATGTCAACGGCGTCGTCGGTGACGGGCGCTTCGACCGTCGGCTCCACGACTGCGGGAGCGGCCTCTTCGGCTTTCGGTAGGTTGGCGGATTTGCGGGCCATAAAGTTGGAAAACTTGTCAAAGCGCGCGCGGGCGGCTTCGGGCGTGACGGAGGCGGCGGCTTCGATGCCGTCTTCGATTTCGTCGGCAAAGCCCATGGCCACGGCCTCGGTAGCATCAAGCCACGTTTCGTCGTCCATCATGCTGGCGATGGTTGATGCCTCCATCCCGGTCTTGCGCGAATAGGCGTTGACCAAAGTGTTTTTGAGTTTGTCGAGAACGTCGGCCTCTTTGCGGAGATCGTCGGCGTCACCGACGCTCAGGCTCCACGGGTTATGGATCATCAGCATGGCGTTCTCTGCCATGACGACTTCCTCGCCGGCCATGGCAATGACGGACGCCATCGACGCCGCAAGTCCATCAACATGAACGGTTAAGCCGCCTTTGTGTCGTCGCAGGGAATTGTAAATGGCCGCGCCTTCAATGACCGAGCCACCAACGGAATTGATGCGGAGGTCAATGTGCTGGCCTTTGTATTTTTTAACCTCGGCCAGAAAGTCTTTGGCGGTAACTCCTCCGAAGCCAATCTCGTCGTAGATAGAAATCTCAACGCTGCCGGGGGCTTCGCTGTTTGCGGGCGATTGAATTGCATACCAGCGGTTCGCGCTCATTGCTGCGGTGGCGGTGTCAATGGCTCGCCGGGGGTGACTGGTGCGGGGTTCGGATTGAAAGTGGCGATGGAGTCGGGGCTAATGCCGAACTCGGCGGAAAGATCGGCAAGGAACTTGGCCTCGACGGCGCGCTGGCGGAGTTGGTCTTTCCACTCGAAGCCGCGCTCGGAGTAATCCTCCGAGTAGGTGCGGAGGCCGGCGCGAACGTCGTTGAGGTTCGCGGCGGCTTCGCGGCCGTAGTCCACCGATGCGGCGGCCGGGCGTTGCCACTCGACGCGCCACCAGTTTTCGTTCTGCGGGATGAGGCCGCGCTGCATGCCAATGGTGATGACGTGCGCCCAGACGCGGGAGCAGAGGCGGTCGATCAGCAATGCCTGGCGCTGCTCAAAGGTGCGTTGGGCGCGGACCAAGACGGCGCGCAGGGCGGCGCCGCCGGCCTCGGCCGGGCGTGCGGCGAACTCCCAAGGCACGCCGAGGTTCAAGCAGACTTCGCGCAGAAGGATGTCGCAGAACTCGCGGAAGTTTTGCGACGGGCGGTTCGATGTCCACGAGATGAGGTCTTCGCCCATGGAGAGGCGCGGGATGGCACCGCCGGCATTGCCGAGGCTTTCGACGGTGATCTCGTTGGTGCCTTCGCTATTGATCGAGGTGCTCGACTCGCCGAAGAAGTCAGCGCCCTGCGGGTTGGACGATTTGATGGCGAGCGCGATGTAGGAGGAAATTTTGATGGCCATCTTCTCGAAGCTGACGGCGTCGGACACGTCGCGCAGGTGATTGATGGACGGCGCGAGTGGTGTGACAAAGCGCAGCTCGTCGCCCTGGCTGGCCTCGCCAACGTGAATCATTTGCGCGGCCGGGATGTCCTCAAAGCGAGCCGAGGTGTCGATGCCGTCGCCGATCAGATGGCGGTAGAAGATGGGGCGCATCTGGGCGTTGACCACCACGCCGTCGATGACGTTCTGGCCACTTTCGCGGGCGGTGGGATTGGAGGGTTCGTAGATCGAGGAGCGGGCATCGCCGATGCGGTGGGCAAGGATAAGTTGCAGGGCGGGATAGCCGGTGGACTGCACGGCGGGGCGGAAGAAGACCTCGCCGTCGCGGTCGATGGCGACGGAGGCCAGGCGCTGCATCTCGCGCCAGGTGTAGCGGCCTTGCAGGTCGGCCACGCGGGACCACTGCTCGAAG